AAAAAACCAATAGAATTATTTCAGGATATTTGGCCGGGGCAAATTGTGTCTTATAAAAAGCACTGCCAGGGAAAGCCAAGGTCGCCAGATGTAAGGGTGGTCTGTTTCCACGGGCAGCCCAAGGGTGCCGGCTCGGTCGGGTGGGTTAAAGAGATTTGGAGCGCGTCAAATGGCTGCAGGTGATACCGGAATACGGATTTGCTCAGATGCCCTGCTTATGCTGGGGGCCAAAGCAATCACATCTTTTAATGATGGAACAGACGAGAGCTCGGTCTGCGACCGACTCTACCCAAATGTCCGAGACTCTACGATTACTATGTACCCGTGGGGATTTAGCCTAAAGAAGGTGCAGCTCTCGCAGCTAATCACCACTCCCAGCTCTGTATGGAAATACGAATACCAACTGCCAGGTGATCGGCTAGCCAGCCCCAGGGCAGTATTTGAGACCAGCGCTGTTGGCAGCTACCCAGTAAAAGATTGGGAAATACAAGGCGACAAGCTGCTTGCCAATATTCAATCCGTCTATATCGACTACCAATACTCCGTGCCAGAGTACGCGATGCCGTCGTATTTTATTCAGCTGCTTAAATATCAGATGGCCTGGCACATTGCAGAGACCGTTACGGAGCAGCAAGAAAAATCTACCAAGTGGCAGCGAGTCGCACTGGGCGATCCATCCGAAAATATGCGAGGTGGGTACTTTAGGGTTGCCGCTAACATTGATGGCCAAAACCAACCCACCAGGGTAATTGAAGACTTTAGCTTAATAGCAGTGAGAAACTAATGCCGCGCTTTGTCGAGTTTCAAACCAACTTCTCAACGGGCGAGCTCGATCCCCTGCTGCGCGCTAGGGTAGATTTGCAGTCATATAACAACGCGCTAGCAAAAGCCACAAACGTCTTAATACAGCCACAGGGTGGCCTGCGTCGCCGCCCTGGAACAAAGCATATCCTTGAGCTGCCAAACAGCTCCACGCCATCAGCTGGTAACGGAGTGCGCTTGGTGCCGTTTCAGTTTTCGGTCGACGATAGCTATATGTTGTGTTTTACACACCAACGTATGTACGTCATCAAAGACGGCGCTGTAGTTACAGCGATTAACGGCGGCGCCAATAACTACCTAACTACATCGATCACCAGCGACATGGTGGACGATATGTGCTGGACGCAATCTGCGGACACTCTAATTGTTGTCCACCCAGACTTGCAGCCGGTGCAAATTGTGCGCGGAGCCACAGACGCAACCTGGACCGCAACTACAATTACATTTGATACGATTCCAAAGTATGCTTTCAATATAGAGTTTCACACCAACACTGGTTCAACGCTTACACCATCCGCTGTATCTGGCAACATAACTCTGACTGCGTCAGCGACGAACCACGATACCGGGGCAGCGCAATCTGGAACAAGCACAACCATTACTTTAAAATCTACAGCAAGCGCCACAAACGACATATACAACGGAATGTATGTCACTATCACTGGCGGCACCGGGGCTGGGCAAGTACGCATTATTCAGAGCTATGTTGGCAGCACTAAGGTTGCAACTGTTGATGTTGCGTTTACTACAGCCCCAACCAGCGCTAGCAACTATCAAATAACCACCTGGACCACAGAGTCGGTTAACCAATACATCAACGCTAGCCCACAGGGCCGCGCACGCATTACGCGATATATATCATCTACCGTAGTTGAGGCCGTTACTGAGTATCCATTTTTTAACACTACAGCCATTGATGCCGGTCGCTGGGAGCTTGAACACAACTACGAAGATGTGTGGTCCAGCACCAAGGGGTGGCCACGGTCGGTCACGTTCCACGAAGGTCGCCTGTACTTTGGCGGCAGCAAGTCTCGGCCATCTACAGTGTGGGGATCTAAGATTGGTCTCTTCTATGACTTCGTTCCAAGCGAGTCTTTGGACGACGACGCGGTCGAGGCGACACTAGATACCAACGAGCTCAACGTCATCACGGACATTATCAGCTCGAGGGACTTCCAGGTATTTACTACTGGGGGCGAGTTCTATGTGCCGCAGCAGGGAACCGATCCTGTCACCCCGCTGACGTTTACATTTAAGAACGTATCGCGTAATGGTACAAAGCCAGGCACCAGGGTGCAGTCGGTCGAAACCGGGTCGGTCTACATCCAGCGCCAGGGTAAGTCTCTCAACGAGTTTGTGTTCTCTGACACACAGCTCACATACATTACGCAGCGCATCTCGCTGCTTTCTGGCCACCTCCTCAAGGGACCGCAACGTATAGCCATGCGTCGTGCGTCTTCCACGGAGGAGGGCGACTTGCTATTGATCACCAACACGGACGACGGGTCGATGTCTGCGTTTGCAATTATGCGCAGCCAGCAGATTACGGCGCCATCTGAATTTACAACTGACGGTGAGTTTATAGACGTTGGCGTAGATATCACAGACATTTATTGTGTTACTAAGCGCGTATTTAATGGAACCACAAAATACTTTGTGGAGCTATTTGGATACGACTACTTTACAGATTGTGCCTTTGTTGGCGCATCTGCAAGTGGGATTGGGTCTGGGCTGCCGCATATTGGCAAGAGCTTAAACGTCATCTGCGACGGAGTGCCACAGTCTAACGAGACCGTCTCCGCTGGTGGCGCAATTACATTTGACCGCGAGTCAGTCACAAACTACGAGGCTGGCCTGCCAATCCCGGTGTACGTTAAGACTATGCCGGTAGAGATCAAGCTGCAAACTGGCAGCCGGGTCTCATTCAAAAAGCGCATTGTTGAGATTAGCGCAATAGTACAAGACACACAAAACTTAGAAGTTAACAACCAGCTCATTGAGTTTCGCTTGATGGATAACCCGCTGTTAGATTTGCCGGTCCCAACATTTACCGGAATCAAGCGCGTCAACGGTGTGTTGGGATATCAGCGCGAGCAGGCAATTGAAATTGAGCAGACCCTGCCGTTGAAAATGAACTTGCTGGGCCTCGACTACCGCGTGGCCGTCAACTCGGGGACATAGACATGGCAATCACAGCTGGTCAGATGTATGGTGTAGCTGGGCTAATTTCTGCCTACGGCCAATCGGAGGCCATGAAGGCCCAGGGCATCTACAATCAAACCGCATACCTTCTGCAGGCAAGAGACACGCTGGCCATCGCCGGGGTTCGATCAGAGATGGACCTGCAATACGCAGAGATCCAAGCTGGTCGCCTGCTCAAGAAAGCAGAGGTCGAAGCACAAAATTACACCATTGCTGGAAACTCACTTCTCAAAAACATGAGGGCCACAAATGCTGCCATGCGCGCCAGGGCAGCTGCGTCCGGTGTCGCCTATGGCGAGGGCTCGGTTGCCGCTGTACAGCGAGAGAACGTGGCGGCCACATACCGAGACGTTGGCATCACAGACCTTAACGCGTTGACCGCCAGGGTGATGGGATTCGAGGACGCATCTGCAATGCTGCAATCTGCGGAGCTGCAAAACATTTTGACCCAATACTCAGCGGAGCGCCAGGCTGGCCAATACGAAATGGCAGGCGCAGCTGGCCGCAGAATGAGCGGTCTCATGGCAGACGCAACCCTGGTCTCTGGAGCAATTCAGGGCGCCAAAACAATTTCAAAGGTGTAAAACATGGCAGAGCAACGAATTGAATCTGGTCGCGCACAGATTGCTGGCGTAGGTGGGGCACCACTGCAGCGCGTTGCTATGGCTCCGGTTGACTACGTTGGGGTTCGCGCAGAGGGGCAGGCAGCTGGGCAGCTCTCTCAAATGCTAGAGAGAATGAGCTCGACACTGTTTAAGGAAGCAGACGAGCTGCGCCAGAAAGAGGGCCTAGAATTTGTGGCCACTAACCCTGTGACCGCAGCGCAGCTGGAGGCCGCCAAGGGCGGCGACATGGGCCCACTCGATCTTGGCAAGGGATTCTCTATCTTTGATCAAGCGGTGCGCAAGGCCAGGGCCATGGAGATTTCTGGCCACTTTGAGATGGAGGGCCGCAACGAGCTCACCAAGTTGCTGGTTGAAGTTGAGACCGGCAAGGCAACATCAGCTGACGTTGAAACAAAAATTAAGGCTTTCACAGACGGATACACCAAAACAATTTCAACGATTGACCCAGAGGCGTCGTTTAAGTTTCGGGCCACAATGGCCACCCAGGGCAACGCGGTGCTTAAGTCGGCGTATGAGCTAGAGCTCAAGCGAGCCAAGAGCCAGCGCGTAGTTAAGTTTGACATGGACTTTGATAATCAAATGAGATTATTGGAGGCAGCCGTTAGCCAGGACCCAAACAATATAGAGGGCATAGCTGACGTAGCTCGCAAAAATATTGGAATGCAATCCATGGTATTTGGCGACGCATCAATACAGAAAGACTACTCCACTAAGTTTGAGGCTGGCTTGCGCAACGCAAAAATTAACGCGCTTACCAAGGTGCTGACCTCAGATGAGTTTATGGTTAACCCAGACGAGACCCTGGCCAAAATTCGCAAGGGCGAGATTGGCAACTTGAGCCCGGTACTACAGCGGCTGATTAACTCAGACTTTGACGCGGTTGCAAAGGTAACGGCCAACTTTATGGTTGCGGCTAACCAGCGCGAGACACTGGCCAAACAAAAAAGTGACCGCAATAAACGAGATGGCGAGGCAGCTGCAATTAACCTGCTTGAGCAAATCTTCCCGCTGTCTGAGGGAGACCCCAAGCGCAAGGTCCTGGTTGGCCAGCTTATGGAGCTGCCACCTGGCTCTGTTCCAATTGGCACCATCAAGGACCTGCTAGATGTCAACGTGCGCTCCAACCCAATGGTGCTTGGAAACGTATACAACCAAATTGACAAGGGCGTCATCAACACCAAGGAGCAGATAGACGCATACGTTGGCAAGGGCGTCGGTGGCCAAGACTATGTGGCGCTGATTAAGTATCTTAACGCCGACGACAGGCGCGATAAGCGAGACCTTCAGCAGGGCATCTCCAGGCTCGCTGGCATCCCGGTTATACCTGGCCAGATGATTGTGCTCGACCCCAAGGGAGCCGAGTTTCAGAGGCGCCAGGAGCTCGAGTCCGAGGCGCTGCGTATTCAGGCAGACGCGGCCAAGGGCGGGATATCTTTAACCACGTCGCAGATTCTGCAGCAGCTCGAGACCAACATTGCGGCCAGACGTAAAAGTGAAGCTGCCGTTAGCGCCGCCAAGGCCCTTGAGTTTTACGAGAAAAAGGATTGGATTGGTGGCCCGATTACTAGAGAAACGCTGGCCGCGCTTGAGCGCAAGGCTGGAACAGATAAAAACAAGCTAAACGAGCTGCGACGTATTAAGACGCTGCTTGACCAAAAAGAAGGCATCGCGCCTGGAGGTGCAAGATAATGTCGTGGTCTGAAATTGAAAACGCATACCTGGACCGCCTAGCGGCCAATGCATTTCCTGGCACGCCACCAGAAGATCAAGAGCCAGTTAAAGCTGCAAGCACAGCGCAGCCAACTGCGGCACCAGCTGAGATGAGAGCTATCCCAAAAAACGAAACACTTGGCGCTGTCGCTGACTTTGTGGGCAGGGTGCGGGAGATGGCCAACCAATACGAGATTAAGGATTGGGTGCCACTTCTTGGTGGCCTGGGCGTTGGTGATCTGTTGGTGGGCAAGTCCCCAGAGGAGATTGAAAACTGGGCCTATGGAAACGCGCCAATGCGTATCCCAGAAATGAGCAACGTGCCCATCGTCAAGACAGGTCGCAAGGAGAGTTTGGCAGACACCGCGATGCTGGGGCTCGACGTTGCTGGCCCAGCCGTTGGTGTTGGCAAGCTAGCCAAAACAATGGCCACCGAGATTGCTACGACGCCACCTGTTGGCGCAATCAAGATTGGCGCTGCAGTTCCGGTCGAACAAGTTGCTGAAATAGCAGTGAAGATTGGTGAGCGCGAAATTAAAGTGCCAGCTGATCAAGCCTCTATTTTATCTAAGGCAATTAAAAATCTAACTCCCGCAGAACAGTTAAAGTTTAAGTCAGACACAGCCAGAACATTTGTTGAGCGTTTAACTGCATTGCCAAGCAAGCAAGAGTTTGGTGCTGCTGCTATTGGTGGTCGCGCCAAAAAAGGATGGTACGAAGGTAGCACCCAGGCAATTGTAAATGTATTTGGTCCAGATGCTAATCGCTTTGCTGCATTGTTATCAGCAACCAGTCCACAGACTAGCGTTGAATCAAACTTGTATAACGCTTTGCAAATTTGGAAAAACTGGACTGCAGCTGGGCGACCAACTGAGCGCGATGCAATTATTAAAGTAATGGGAGAATCAGTACAGGGTGGCAAGGGAGAAGAGTCGGTTTTAGATGCATGGAAAAATAATAGTGTTGCAGCTCTAACTGCCGAAGACCCTGGCAAGTTAATTTTGTCTGGCCCAAAAGTTAACAGCTTTATGTTGAATTTGCAGGGCAATGTTGAAGAGGTTACCAATGATGCTTGGATGGCATCATTCTCTTTGGTAGATCAGAAAATCTTTGGCGGCAGCTTGACAAAAACAGACCCAGGCAAGGGCCCTGGTTATCTTGCCATGAACGCCAGGGTTCGGGAAACAGCCACTTATCTTACTAAACTTACTGGAGAAACATGGACACCAGCAGAAGTTCAGGAGACAATTTGGTCATGGGCAAAAACCCTGTATGAAACGGCTGGCGCTGCCGGGGAAACTAGAAGCGCTGTGCAGCTTGTTAGAGATAACGCAATAACTGATGAGCTTATATCGTCAACCCCAGACTTTAGGACACTTTTTTATGATGAACGATTCGCCCCAATCCTTGAGCAAGCTGGATATGGTGAGCAGCTCGCAAGGCTTAGAGCAGCTTCTAGTACAAGTGATGTCTCAACAGGAAGTCAAAAGCCAGGAACTGGCAGCCAAGCAGCAGCGATTGATCCAGAAGCTCAGAGAAAGCTCCTTGAACGAAACGCCAAGCGCTTAGACACATTACGCAAACAGCGGGAATTGGCCGCCGCAGAGAAGGCCGCTTTAGAAAAAGGGGCTAAGTAATGGCCATCAAACCACTTGAGCAGCGCTTAGAGTCAATTTTGCCGGCTGCAGATCAGATGGCATCTGATCCCATGGCCCCGGTCGAGCCAATGCCTGGAGAGGCCATAGAGGCCCCACAGATGGAGCTGCTGTCTGGTGAGCCAGGCACGCCTAACATGGAAGACACAACCCAGGTCGCTGGGTTATTTGACAAGATCATTCGTGGTGGAATTGGCTCGGTTACGCGCAAGGCGCCAAAGGCAGAGCGCCAGCTTGTGCCACAGGGTAAACCCGGTGTGCTTCCGGAGCCAGAGAAGCTTGGCAGGTTTAAGGTAATCCCAGAGGCAGACGAGCAGCTGACCAAACAAGTTGGCGAGGCCATAGAGACCCGCCAGGTCTCCGGTGAGGTAGCCGGCAAGCCACCCGAGGAGGCATTTAATCTGTCTCGGTTCCAGACCGAAGACGCAGCTGCGGTTGTGGGTGGAGTGGCAGACGCCCTGGGTATAAAGACCAAGTCTGTGACCTTCGATGAGATCAAGGCCAAGGCAAAGGAAAGCGGAATCTCCGAGGCGTTTCTGTCTAGGTTAGTTGCAGCAGATGGCAAGATGATGCCGTCAGCTGTGGAGACATACAAGGCGCTCGAGGTTCTAGAGACCTCGGCCAACGAGCTGGACCGTCTATTTAAGTTGGTCGCGGATGGCAACGCCACAGACGCACAGAAGCTGCAGCTGCGCCAGCAGGTTGCCTTTCACGGCCTGGTGCAAAAGGGTGTCAAGGGAATCCAGACAGAGACGGCCAGGGCGCTGGCTGTGTTTCGCATTCCCAGAGAGGGCAACGCAGATGTCGTGCGCCAGGTGCTAGAGGAGTACGGCGGGGACCGCTCCCTGCAAGACATGGCCAGGTCATATCTGACCATAGAGTCTCGCGCAGCTCGCAACCAGATGGTTGAGAAGTCGATGTTCTCCAGCCTCAAGGATGTGTGGTTTACGACATTCATTAACGGCCTGCTAGCAAGCCCGGTGTCCCACGCAAAAAACATTGTGGGCAACACAATGTTTGGTCTGTATCAGATACCAGAGCGCATGATGGCTTCGCTCTACTCTAAGTATTTGCCTAAAGCTGCCCGAGAGGGTGCGGTGCCAAAGTGGATGGGCGGCAGCTCCGTGTGGGGTGACTTGGTACCAGGAAGCGCAGCTGACAAGATAGCGCTAGACGAAGCGCTGACCATGATTCAATCTTTGCGCAATGGGGTCACAGAGGGGCTGCAGCTATCTGCTACATCTTTTCGAACAAATCAACCCAGCGACTTTGCGCAAAAGGTTGAACTGCAGCGTATGCCACAGGAGGCTCTGGGCGATACGCTACAGCGGATCACCGGCGTTGGCCAGGACACCTGGATGGGCAAGGCCATGGACTATTACGGCACAGCTGTTACCTTGCCTGGCCGGGCCCTGATGTCCGAAGATGAATTCTTTAAGGGCGTCTTCTACAGAATGCAGCTCAATGCTTTAATTGAGCGCAGGGGAAAGAGCGTGTACCGGGACGCAATTGCAAATGGTGTATCGGAAGCAGACGCCATAGCTTTAAAACAGGCAGAAATTACCTCCCTATTTGAAAACCCACCAAAGGATCTAGACGACTCCGCGATGGAGTTTGCTAGACGCGGCACGTTTACGGGCGAGCTGCCACCAAACCTGGCCGCGCTGCAAAAAGTATTTAATCACCCCGCCCTAAAAATTATGGTGCCGTTCTTTAAGACCCCGGCCAACATTGGCCTTGAGGTAATTGAGCGCACGCCGTTTGCTCCGATATCGTCTAGGTTCCGCGAAGACATTGCCAAGGGCGGCATTTACCGAGACATGGCCTTGGCCAAGGTAACCCTTGGGTCTACCTTGCTGGCCACATTTGCGCTGATGTCTGGGGAGGGAGAGATTACCGGGGGTGGACCAAAGCGCCCAGCACAGCGCCAGGCGTGGGAGCGGACCGGGGCCAAACCATATTCGTTCAAGATTGGCGACAACTACTACAGCTACCAGGGCCTCGAGCCAATTGGGGCATTTATTGGAATGGCCGCAGACTACGCTGAATATGCAATAGAGGAGCCAGACTCAGACAAGGTGGCGCAGGTCTTCATGGGGATGGCATACGGCCTCTATGAGTACATGAAAGAGCAGCCATACCTACAGGGTATCGCGGAGGTAACAAAGGCACTGGGACTCGCTAGGGGCTCCGGGGAGACGGACGGCGCAAAGGTTGTCAACGAGATCACCAAGCAGATTGGCCAGTTTGTTATTGGCGGGTCGCCGCTGCCTGGAACCTCCGCTCTTGGGGGCGCAGTTGAGAGACTACTGAGCCCAGAGGCCACCAACGTAAACGCAAGCCCTGACCTGCTCATGGGTATTCGTGGCCTGGTCACAGCTTGGAACCGATACCGCTCGCGGTTACCGTACTACAACCAGGACCTGCCAGAGGATCTCAATTTGTGGGGCGACCCAAAGATGCAAGCAAGTGGAACCCTGGCCGAGCGCTATTGGGTTGGAACGTGGTTGCCTACTAGGGTTTCCCCTGATCAGTTCTCAGATGTGGACGACGAGCTGGTGCGCTTGGGATCACCCGTTGGGATGCCAGAGTCCAAGGTTGGGTTTCAAATTGGACAGGGCGAGGGGGCCATCTCTGGTGACGTGGAGCTGGATGCCTACCAAAAACACCGGCTGCTGACCATCTATGGCAAGGAGACCAACGCCAAGGACGACATCTTGCGCCTGATCCGCACGCCTGGATTTGATCTGCTATCGAAGGCAGACCAGCAGCAACAGGTCCAGAGGCTGCACTCAAAGTATATGAATATTGCCAAGATGCAGCTGATGTCTGAGGACCCAGGCATAGAAGCCAAGATCATCGAGCTCAACGAATTGCGCCAGGCCCACGGAAACTACTACAAACCTTAATTGCGAACCAATAGAATCTATACAGGAAGGACCTAATTATGCCAATCCAGATTAACAACGTAACCAGGCGAGCTGTGTATTCCCCGACCGGGGCAGGCGGGGCCGGTCCCTATTCGTTTACGTTTGAGATCTTGGCTGCTGGGGATATTGCAGTCTACAAGGACGACGTACTCTTAACCCTGACCACGCACTACACGGTATCGATTGCGTCCAACGGCACCGGCACGGTAACCATCACATCTGCTGGCCTGGCCCTAGCCCCAGCGAGCCCAACCCAATACGCAATTGTGGGCAATCGTACGATAGCGCGTACAACTGATTATGTGACAGGCGGCGACTTCTTTGCCAACACTCTGAACGACGAGCTGGACCAGCAAACCATTTTTGCCCAGCAAAACCAGGAAGGCATTCAGCGCTCACTGCAGGCCCCGCAGACAGACCCAACATCAATTAGCATGACCCTACCACGCGCCTCTGTGCGCGCCGGCAAGGTGCTGTCGTTTGATCCCCAGGGCAACCCTGCGGCGGTAGACTACATTGGCGAGAACCGTGGCAACTGGACCGCTGGTACGGCTTACTATATTCGGGACGTTGTCAAGGACACAACCAACGACAACATCTGGCAGTGTATTGACAACCACACAGCTAGCGGGTCCCTGCCAATTAACACCAACGCCGACAGCGCCAAGTGGGTTTTGCTTGTTAACGCAGCAGCTGCCAACGCATCTGCCGTAGCTGCCGCAGCCAGCGCATCAGCTGCAGCCACGTCAGCGTCAAACGCATCAAGCTCCGCTAGCAGCGCAAGCACCTCGGCATCTAACGCGTCAACCTCTGCGACCAATGCTGCCAGCAGCGCATCTGCTGCCAGCACCAGCGCAAGCAATGCATCAAGCTCTGCGTCTACCGCAAGCACAGCTGCGACCAACGCATCTAATAGCGCGTCGTCCGCTAGCACGTCAGCGACTAACGCAGCCAACAGCGCAACATCGGCTGCATCATCTGCTACGACTGCGACCAACGCCAGCAACGCATCTATTAACCTGGCCAACAATCTTACGGCCACGGCCACCACGCTCTCGGCTGGATCTAGCGCGACGGCGTCTTACAACTCTGGTACTTATGTACTAACGCTTGGGATTCCAACCGGGGCCACGGGAGCTACTGGAGCAGCTGGGGCAACTGGCGCAACCGGGCCAGAGGGACTTGTTTGGCGCGGCG